ATCAACTAGCGGAGATGGCTCCTGCTAATGCTCGTTTTGGAATTGGTAAACATATTTCAGCAATAGATAGATTCTTGGCTCAAAGGACAAAAGACGGTATAGTTGATTTAGATCCTGCATCAATAAAGTTTATTGAGAAAAACTTAAGGCCCATGACGGGTAATAATTTAGCAGAAGCTAAAAGCCTAGACGCTCTAGTTATATTAGACAAACAAATGACTGCACAAATTCGTCAAAAATTTGGAACGCCGGGAACTAAATCCTTTAACCCAGACGCTGAAAGACAGCTTACTGCTCTAGCTAAGGAAATGCGAGAAGCTACATACAACGCACTTAAAAAGGTAGATCCTAAATTAGCTTCTCAATATAAAACAATGAAAGAGGCTTATGCTGAAGGAATACAAGGGTTGTTACCTGAGATTAATTCAAACTTTGTAACGCAAGCGGCAAAAGGTAATTACGCCGCTTTAGGAAATACCTTAGCAAGTGCAGGAAATGCCAGCCAGATTTTAGCTTTTAAGAAAAGTATGCGAGAGGCTTTTAATCAAATAGAGAAAGCAGGGGAAAAGACAGCAGGGCAGTTTATTGCCTATGAAGAAGCTGACGCTCTTTTAAAGAAAGGCTTTTTGGAAAAACTGTTTCCAGACATAGGAACAGAAACATTTAGCATTGACACCTATCGTAACTTAGCTCGTCGCCTGTCTTCAAAAGGCGAACAAGAAAAGTTTAGGGCTGTGCTGGGTTCTGACTTTCCTAGGGTAAAACAACTTATTAATTTAATGGCTGAAGCGTCAACCAAGCCTTCTGGAAACATTGGAGAATTAGCAATGCGTTCAAAAGAATATCAAGCAGGAAGAACCGTAGGCTTGGGGGTTCAGGGCGTTTTAGGTGGGGCAGGATTAGCGACAGGCGGCATGGGTTACGGTGCGGCTGGTGCAATAATACTTACCCCCATATTTCTTGCTAGGGCGGCTTTGAATCCAGCCCATGTAAATCGGTTAATCGCTTTTCATAACAAAGAGTTCAAAGATAGTGCCGCTATGGAAGCCGCCGCCTACAGTATTATGGGTAGTGTATTAGACGCTATGACTGATGAAGAGCAAGCAGAGTTTAGAAACGCTATACGAGAAGGTACATTACAATGAACGACGATAAGCACACAGTAAACTACACATCCCACGACTACCACAGTATGTGCCAGAAGTCAAAGGAAAAAGTTCGTAAGATGCAGGAAATGGGAATACCCACGCCCCATGACCCGAAAGACAAGCCAGAGGACGCAGGTAAACAGGATAGAGGCTACTCCGTTTTCTTTGTTTCTTGAGGAATCTCTATTTCAGGCTGTGATGTAATTATAACAGTACATCCCGTCAGTAAAATACAAAGAGCTAATAGTAGTTTATAGTTCACAGTTATTCCCCGTGCAGGCCAGTTGTTGTGATCCTTCAGTCATATCGCTGGCCTCTTCTATATCCCACGATATTTCTGTCGGGAAGTCCTTAGCAAGCTGGTTGTACGTCTTTTTGTCCACAGGCTCATACGGTGCCTGCTGGTACGTGTGGTCTGAGTAGGGTAAGAAAGAGATGCCACTTACCTTGTCAAACTTGTTGTACAGCCACTGTCCTACCTCTAGAAACTCCTCATCACGATAGTAACAGGTCATGGATGGCTTGTGCTCACACCAGTAGTCCTGATATATCTCCCATAGCTCCAACTGCTCCATAGCACCCATCTCTGAGGCTGTCACAGCGCCTTCAGGAGACGCAATAGGAAAGGAGAATACCCGTGTACTAGGGGACATTAGATCGTCCTCCACAGGCACACCAGCGGCCTCTAAGACGTTACAAAGTGGGTCACGAGCGTCTGCACGGACTCGCCTAATATATTGACTGCTGTACCGAGGGTGAATACCACTAGCAGAATCGACCAACTGACTAACAGTACCGCTAGGCTTGACCGCAGTAATAGCGACAGAAGGGTTAATCCCCAGTTTTTTAGCCCAGTGCTCGTTAGTAACGATAGCCTCATTACGCATCTCCGTAAGCCACTTCTTCAGTTTAGCGTTGTCTTCCCTGCCTGACAGAAGGGGATGATCCATAATTCCTGTCAGAGACACACCGAGTAACGCCTCTTCTTCCGTGTTAGTCTTCCAGATGTTTCTCAGGTATCTGAAGTCTGTGAGCGTCGCCTGTAGAGTCCCAAGGATAGTTGCAGTTCGTACTTTTCGTTTGAGGACTGCAAGTGTATCGGTCGGCCTGACAACAACTTCAGAAAGGTTGCAGAATTGATAGGGTCTGAGGATGATCTCGCTACACGGATTAGTTCCAAAATCGTAGGTAGCATCTCGTCTGCCATTTTTTGAAGCTTGTTTTTGGCTTGCAACTCTGCTAAAGACACCTCGCTCACCGGATTTTGATTCATACAAACTAGTCCACTCGTTTAAAAAGGCTTCAAAGTCAGGCTTCTCTGTGTAACACGCAGAGTTATTAGCCAAACCACGTTGAGGCTCATCTACCCACCACTGTCCGTGCTTGCATCGTCGGAGCCTGTCATCGGTGAGGTTGCTGAGTGAGATAAGGGCTGATCTTCGCACTCCTCCGACAACGACGATTTGAGCAATCTTACAGCAAAGATCGTGACATTCAATGGAGCTAAGTTTTCGTCCAGAAGCTTGCCGAAACAAGTCCACCGTGAATCGGAACAATTCGACGAGAGGTTCAGGGCCACTTGCACGACCTCCGAAAGTTTTAAGTGGGGAACCTGCAGGTCGTACTCGACTAACGTCCCATCTGGGAATTTGACCTGAATACAGCAGTGATACCAACTCCCTAAACGATTTCGCCCATCCGATCTTCGAATCTGCAACATTGATAACTGTATCGGTTTCATGGAACTCCTCCGCAACTTCCGGTAGTTTCTGTACGTACTGACGCTCGACACTGAAACCTACGCCTGTGCCACACATAAGCACGTACATCATTTCATCAAACGCCTTGGGGTGGTCTATAGGCAGATAGCTACAGTTAAACCCTGCTACGTTGTCACGCTCTAGCGCCTCTCCTGCGGTCATTAGTGCTCGCATGGATGGCATTACGTCTAGATTGTGTATAGCCTCGTAAACCTCCTTACGTGACTCCTCTGGCAAATCATCACCCCAGAAGTTTACGTAGCGGTTGACTGTTTCTTCCCAAGTCTCCCTACGCTTTTCCTCTGGTAAGTATCTCGCGTAGCGACTCTTGTGTATGTACTGTTGGTATGCGTCCATCATGCCTCCTCAAAGATTTCCTGTAGTTGTGCTACTGCTTCTTCAAAGGTAGCGTGTATGGTTGTGTTGCTATCACTGTCGTACCAATCCAAGATGTACCCGTTGGATGCTTTTTTAATTGTAACGTCCGTTACTTTCATTCTGTTACTCCTAACGTTTCGTTAATAATTGCTTGGCCTGCCATCTGCAAAAGCATATACACCCCATCAGGATACTGCTCGTTGGACGCTACCTCAAACATTTCACCGTCTTCGTACATCACAACAGCCACCTTTACCTTTCGTCCCTCTTCCTCGTGTTGCAGTGCCTTGACTACAAACGCTGATAGAAACTCTGATGTGGTGATCTCTTTTTTATCTTCGTCTGTCTTGCCAAACTTCCCTTCTACCACTTTCATAAGGCTACCTCCTTGATTAACCAATCTAGGTAAACCCTCGCTTTACGTAGATCCTCTACGCCGTTCTTGTACTCGTATCTCCACAGGTATTTCAAGCAGTTGCCCTTGAGATACCCCTTGTACTCCTGTGGGTGCATGGACGCCTTGATTGCTTCAATGGCCTCTATCGCCCCTTTGTTGTAGTGATCTGGTTGTGTCACTGGGTTGTGCTTGTCTTCTGGGTGGTACAATTTACCTACTGCTGTTCTAGACACTCTGTTCCACTCCTCTGGCGTTACGTTATCAATACTCATAAATGTTCTCCGTATTTGAAACGTGAAACCTCCATAGTTTTTCAATAGGATCTAAACTATCTGCTTTCATTACAAACCTCTCGCCGTAACCAAAGTCTTTTTTGTAGGCTTTATCAAAAAAACTTTTTCTGTCGATACATCCGTTTAGTTTTAAAATCCTAGGGTCGTCAGTTGCCCCGTACAGTACTGCAAAGTCAGCCGCAAAAGATTCTTCGCTGTCAAAAATAAGAGGGCCGTTGGTGTGTGAGCTACACTTCACATCTACTGATGTTTCTCCTAGCCAGAAGTCTATGCCCCCATCAGACAACACGTTGACAACAGGAGGAGACAAATTGAATAGACGGGCAAACAAAAACTCTGCTTTAAACGCTAGTATGTTGTTTTTAGTTCGCGTATCCATACCCTTCTTATCTTTCATCCTTGGAACAATACCCTGCATTTCACACAGCCTGACAGTATCTTGACCCATAAGCGTAGCATCGTGATGATCTTTGGCTGTCAGTTTAAAGTGCATTGGCCCACCACGATCAACTTCCCTTTTCTTACGTAGCTCCGCACAGTCTTTGACGTACTTTTCACAGTCTTCTTCGGTCATGTTCCATTCATTCTTCATACTCTTCCTCTAGTTCTTCGTGAAACTCTTCTAACCTTTTAAGAAGTTTATCCTCAAACCTATCTAGTATTTCTTCTGATGAAATTTGCAGGGCTTCCAGAAGATCGTCAGGATCATAGAAACGCAACAGCTTCTCCTTAATTTCTTCTAGTGTCAGAGACATAATCAACCAACTCCTTAAGTGTATCTATATTATACCATAAAATCTCGTGCTTGTCACACCATTCTGCCATAGTAAGTTTGGTACTTTTACTCACTTTCTGATTAGGTTTCATCAGTACAAAGATGAGTTCTTGCGTCTCTGGGAGACACTGAGAGATCGCTCTATACTTCTGCGTGTCTCCTGATCGAAAATATCCTTTGCACTCAATGAGATACGTTCGTCCGTTGAGTTCATACACAAAGTCTGGGGTGTACTTACGTTCGATCCTGTACGGGATTTGGAACGGTTCGTAGCTAAAGCCAAATGGTTGTAACTGCGTTGCAACATCTTTTTCAAACTCCGATCTAAAGTTTCCTAGTTTAGACTTCCGTGACCTTCGGCTCATTGACCACCTCTGTTAAATATCTGGGACCACTTGAGTAGATGAAGGTTCTTACTTCGGGCCAACAGGTAAACTTGTAGGGACAGTACGAACAACCGACTGCGAGCTTTTTGTTTCCACTTTTGCCATCTGGTACGACTTCGTGGCAGTGCTCTGGTGCTTCCGCTTGCTCCACTAGCTTTTTTATGCGTTCGATGTGCTCCTCTATGTCATAGCCAATCTTTTCGTAAACGGGAGCCTGTGTGTCCTCTGTGTCATACATGAGGTACGTCAGGTGTCCGTTCTGCTTGTCCATAGCTAGCCAGCCAAACTTGGTTTCCCCTTCGGAGTGTGCATACCCTTTAATTTGAGCAACGTATCCAAACGGATCATCATAAGCCAAACTTCCGTCTTTGAATTTCTTAAACCCAAAAGACGAGACACTTTTAATATCTGTGACAACACCGTCAATTTTACAATCCATAGACCCCGTAATACCGCCAACTTCACACTGTTTCTGCTCATCAGTCACCTCGTGTCCTGATAGTCTGGTTAAAAACAAGAGCATTTCTTCGATCAGATGCCCGTACATAAACTTGACGTAGGTGTTAGGAGTCATTTCCTCCTGTACGTCAGGGTTGTTCACCACGTTCCAGAGGTAACGGTCATCACGCCCGATGTTTGACATTCGTAGCTTGCGTCCGTCACGTTTTTCTGTGAACAGGTTTGCCATGAGTCGTTTGCAGTTCTCACCAAAGCGTTCAATCTCATCGTACAGATCGACACCATCAGCAGGTTCCTTTTCAGACACTACTTTGTAAATGTCATCTACCAGTGAGTAAAGTTTGTTCATTCTTGGTGCTCCACAAAGCGACACTTACGTGTGTCCGGATTAAAGTGTACGTAACACACGTTCAGCTTCTTCTGTATTTCTGTGCGCCCCTTTAGGTTGGTTCCTCTGTACGATTTGATATCCAGAAACTTCACCTGTCCTTCTGGGTCAACACATATCATGTCTACAGGTCCAGTAGCTCCGGCGTTTACAAACACTTC